ATCTGAATATTATGGGTGAGAGCCCAGAGTTGTTTCTTGTCTCGTAAGTAATCATCAATGAGATCAGGACAATCGGCAATGTCTTCCTTGGAAACAATAAGATGAAGGTCCAGATCAGAATACTTAGTATAATTGTAATTGGCATTGCCACCCACTAGAACTACGTCAATTATAGCACTGCTAGGAATTTTTGCAAACTCCGCCCACTCCTCAGCAATACGAACTAATCCCTGCCTAACCTCAGGCTTCATGGCTTCACCAACCCAGATCTTAGGATTTAATTTCTGATTATATCGGAGGGTAAGTTTTAAATCCCTATATGTTTTCATCAGGACAGACTTTATTTGTATTTATAAGCAAGAAAAAAGAGGGGTTTGCCCTCTACTTAGTTACTTAATAATAACTTTAATCTTTGTATTATTATCTCCATGATGATGTTGATGTGCCCAACAAGATTTTAATGGGAGTACTTTTCTCTCAGTGTACCATCCCCACTTATCATACTTTGTTACATATTTAATTTTTTTACAACGTTTCCAATCCCGTCTAACCATCACACCTTTTTCGGGATAAGAATAAGACCAATTGGTTCTAGGTTTTCTTGGATGAGCAACAACGGGAGAAGCAATCAGAATTGCAGCAAGTGCAATAAAAAATTTATTCATAAACAATTAAATTCATTTTATTTATACAAAAAAAAGAGGGTTACCTGACTGTGACCAGGACCCTCTGCGGCGACGATATTCAATTCTATTTATAGAACAAAGTGTTTATCAAGAACTTCAATACGTTCTTCTTCATGTGCGATGATATCAAGTTGCTCTTGAATGGCAGCAAGAACATCAGGATGTTCACCAATACCAACAGGGTTCTCTAGATAGACTTCAATGTTTGCTTTTGCTTTGGCAATGTTGCCAGTAGCATCAGCACGAAGTGCTTCTAGAATTTTAAAACGTAGAGTGACAGACATTATTTTTTAGGAGTAAGTTTATATGCACCGAAAATTGCACCACCAACAAGGGCAATCATTAAAATTTCCATTAATAAAGTTCCTCTTCTTTTTCAGTTTCAATTACACAATCAGATGTGGGATAGGACACACATGTAAGTAAAAACCCTGCTTCAATTTGATCATCATCTAAAAATGACTGATCTTCTTGATCAACAGTTCCACTCACAATCTTACCAGCACATGAAGAACAAGCACCAGCACGACAAGAGTAGTTCATATCAACACCTGCTTCTTCAGCAGCATCAAGGATATATTGATCACTCTCACATTGAATAGTGTGATCACCCTCAGTGGTCTTGAGGGTAATGGTGTAGGACATTTACTTTCTGAGAATAGATATGGTATATATTATACCACACTTTGTGTAATTATTAATTGCCCGTCAGCTCATATTTTTTCTTCTTCTGATGATCAGGAATAATTCTCTTTAATCTAATCGTAAGAAGACCGTTGGTGAGATCAACACTTCGGACCTCAACATCATCAGCAATAGTTCTACTCCAAGTAAATGCACGACGTGCAATTCCTCTTTGCAAATACTCATGGTCTGGTTCAGAATCTCCAGGTTTAGTACACTGAACAAATAATTTATTTGATTCTGTTTCAACTTTAATATCTTCTTTAACATAACCAGCAAGTGCTAGTTCTAATCTAAAATCAATACTAGATTCTTTGACAAGATTATGGGGTGGATAATTTGCATCTGATTCATGGACTGTAGCAAATCTACGAATCCATTCATCCATACCAATACCAAATCTTGATGCATCATTTAATAGCGCATCAATATCCGCAATGTTATACTTAACCATTATAGTAGCTCCTTAAAAAGCGAGTTTGTGTTGTGTGGACCCCGAAGGCATCCACAAATATTTATAACACAACAAAAAAAGCAGATACAGTATAAACCGTATCTGCCTATAAGGGTTTCCGACTTTTGTAGAGACCGCACGAAAAGAGTCTCAAGTTTATTTATGTTTCTGTAGGAGCAGAAACTACTTTCTTCTTACCAATGTTATATTTTGCCTCCAATGTCCATTCGGACTTCTCCTTGTAGGCAATAACTTTGATTTGATTAAGAGGAGAAACCTCTTCAATTGCTTCGGGTTTAACTACAGTAACCAATTCCCAGTCAACCAGAAGTTGTGTGATACGATTACGACGCTGTACATCATTTAATGTCAGGTTAGCACGTTTGCCATCCAGGGCAAACAGTTCCTTAAAATGAACGATATAATAACGACCCTGCTTATGAAGAATATGACAAGATTGATATAGTTTCTTTTCCTTACGTGAGGCAACACCAATTCTAGTCAGTGTCTCACGTACTTTTAGGAAATCATCGGGTTCACTTAAAGTAACTTCCACCATATCGGCAGGTTCCCAAGTTACTTCAATATCAGTGGATGTAGTCATTGTTTACCGCCTTTAGTCAATTTTTGTTTAATAGAACTCAGTTGTGTATCGGAAAGAATACTAAGAGCGGACTTAGCTTTCTCGTTACTATATCCATAGTAAGATTTCACCGCATCCAAATCATCAATCTTTTCTTTCTTCAACCACGGAGAGAATCTCCGTTTTGGTCTGACAATATTTAGTAAAAATTCATATTGTAGTTTCTTAGACAGGTGGTGGTTAATATTAACCTCGTTCGCCACCATGATAGTATCTATAAAACCAGACAAACAGCGGTTTACGATGTAAGGAGGATATGCATTTTTATTCTCATCAGTCATGATATTTTGTTTTTCATGATTGATAGAATTCAACCAGTGTTTCAGTTCAGTTTTCATTTTAGATAATAATAATGTTCGGAATTAGACCAGTCTTCTGGTTTGTACGGATAGACATCCATTGCCATTGAGATTCTAACATCATCTGTTGGATTTGGAGATACCCAATGAATAGTTTCAGATTCAAAAACCATCAACTCCCCTGGATTGTTTGGATGATTTTTATCAGCAAACCAAGTTCCTATTCCAGAATCCCCACCAATAAAAAGATTTACACAAGACCACGACAATGGTTTTTGATACTTTGGTATTGGCGGACGATGAGAATGTGCTGCAATGCCCTCTCCTTTTCTAAATGTATTTGCCCAACACTGTATCCACACACGCCCAACAAATATAACTTTAAGTTTAGGAATTAGAATAGGCGCTATGACATTATCATACAAATAATTATTACACCAAAACCTGCCTGTCAATGAGTCATCAGAAGTTCCTGTATGAATATCTTTTCCTTTAGACTTTACACATTTTTCTGTTTCAAGAATTCTATGAAAAATAATATCACATTCTTCCCGAGAAAGAAATCCAGGAACTTTAATCAAGTTCATAATTAGTCAATAGTAATTCAGCACGATCCTTCTGTTCGTTCATATAATCGCCTGTAGACCGCATAGTATAAGTTAGATCATAAGTACATGCCGACCAGTCTTGGAAGCGGTCCTTGACCATCTGAGTGGAGTTATATGAGATCATATGACGAGCAAGGTGGTTGTCGCAATCAGCAGCAAACTGATCATGATCAAAACGCTTATGTAAATCTCCCTTGTTCCCATAGAGATTATCTTTAATATCATAGGGTGGATCAGAATATATAAAACAACATAGATCGTCTGTAAGAAGTCCCTCATATGACCAGTTCGTAATTTTCCAGTTCTGAATTATTTCTGAGTATCCTTTTAGTTTCTCAATTCCTCGCATTGAGAAGTTGGAGACAGATGCCTGCCTGCTAAAGGATGAGGACTCAGTGAGACCAGAAAAAGAGCACTTGTTAATAACGTAAAAACTAACAGCACGAGATAGATAGGATTTATCATAATTATTAATTAGTTGTTTTGATTCAAGAAATAAATTTTTTGCTGACACAGGTTCAGGATGTTGCTGTTTAAGTCTTGTTAATTCCTCACATAATTCTTGACCATTATCCTGAAGTACTCTCCAAAAATTATAAAGAGGTTCATAAAGATCGTTTACCCATACAGGAATGTCTGGGTTCTCTTTAGTAAATGCGATGGCAACACTACCACCTCCAAGAAACGTCTCACGATATTCCTTAATACCTTCAGGAAATCTTGGAAGAAGATACTTAGTGGCGCGAGACTTACCACCAGGATAACGAAGAGGGGTTTTCAATGCTTTCATAATTAAATTGTAACTAAATTACCAGAAATAGATACTCTATATTCGTCAGAAGTATAGAAAGGATTTACCGAGTGGCACATAGTTGCTGGAAATATAACAAAACTTCCAGCATCTTTTTTATCAGGAAAAAAATCTTCAGTTTTTATTTGACCAACAGGATCAGTATAGTATAAAGTAAACGCTGTTGCACAAGGGCTACTAGAGTTTTTAACAATAGGAAGATTCATTTCTTCATCAATATTATAAGGTATCGTCAACCAGATAACATAACTATACTCAGCTCCATGGCGATGGAAAGGATTGTATTCATTCTTCTTCTGAAAATTTACCCAATTCTCAGTAAGTTTCCACTCCCTATGTTTGGTCATCGTTTGAAGTTGCTTTAAAATCCGATCCTGATACTGATAACTTTCTTTAGGAAGTTCATATGATGCATGAACATGTCCTGCAAGATCTTTATTAACACGATCTTGATCAATATCTAAAAGTTTATTACTAATCTCTCTTAAAGAATTAACTTCAGATTGGTTTAATTTTCCGAGAGAAATAAAATCATAGATTGGAGATCTCTGGTTCATACATCAAAGGATTAGTTTTTTCTTTTCGGGAGTTGAGATAGGAGAATACATTTGCTCATACTGAGAAACAATTTCTTCTGCTGCGTCAGCAACATATACCACAAACTTAGTAGACACTGTGATATCTTTTACTTCCTTACTAATCATCGGAGACCATGCTACAAATGATAGTGTGCCCTGCTGTGTAGGAACACCTACAATTCCATTCTTTAGTGTGAGGGAATTATCATCATGGTTGACGACTTCAGCAATCACATCCTCTCCAGAGGACATACGGATCAGTTTTACGTTCATTT